TACAGAAACGTAGCCAGCGCAAATAATCCAATGATAAACCGAGCAATAAACCTACTTACTTGAATCCTCTCATTCACCGACATTTTAGGAGGTATCGGTTTTGGAATATCTGGTTTAGTAACTGTCGTTACCGTAGTTTCTTTAGCCATTTAATACGATCCATGTCCAGATTAAAGTCATTACGGCAACAATAATTAATGCAATCATCTTCTACTTGGTTTCATTCCTCGGATTTCACCGCACAATTCCCTAATCGCCATTGTCTGTTCGTTCAATGCCGACTGAAAATTCTCATTTCTCGTATTGGACAGATTAATCACATCAATGAGTCGACTGTCTGCAACAGTGTCTTTCTCTTGCCATGACTTAACTTCGTCTCTATGTGATTGTGCAGTTTTATAAATATAGAAAAAGGTTGCCCCGATAATAACTGCTGGTAGGCCAATCCTTTCTATCAACTGTAGCAAGCTATCTACTTCCATGAGATCAGGGTGTATCTTTCCAGTTGCATATGCATAATCGGCTGGATTCATTCACTAGTTTTCCTGAAAATTATCGCCTCATAATTATTCATCAAATACCAAACAACATAGACTCCTGATAAAATCAAAGTGATATAAATCAGGAAGAATATAAAAAGTCCTGTCATCTCTCAGCATCTGTAGGTATTTTCATGCAAAGGCCATGTAGATCCATTCCGCATCTTCCCGTAATGCGCTACCAATAGTAAAACTACTATTTGTAACTGCACAACCCTTGTTAGGATTACCTGTTAGCTCAGCAGTAGACGTGTCCGCTTTAAGATAATAAGCAGTTGTGCCAAATCCTCTAAACTCATCCCAGATTAACCAAGATGAGGCAGCCTCTATACATTTAATCATTACAAAACGAGGTTGAAAGGATAAACCTGAAACGGTGTGATTTCCCGATGCAGACCAATCAAAACTCCCAAACTTACTCACACCTGTCACGCTATGCCAGCAGTACATTATAAGATTTTTATTATTTTGATTATTATGCTCCGTATCCCCTAAGTAGACATCATCATCGTCTGGAAAAGAGTCGCTCCAATATTGACCACCATCATCACTAAACGCAATATCCATTCCTAGTATTCCTCTCTGTGTCGAGCCGTCTGATCCTGTACTTGAGTGAAACACAGGTGCATGGTCTTCGTCTCCGTCACGATTTTTGCAAATAACAAAATCTGGTGCAGAGGCTAATCCATGTGGGATTTTATGCCCGTCAGAACCATTACCGACATATTTAATAATTGAAAATCCACCTGCTGTATTTACAGAACGTGTGAAAGTTTTAGCTGTTCCAGCACCAGTGGTATCTCCAGATGTTGTGTCTCCCTCTCCAGCCTTAAAGCCCCAAGCAACATACGCCTCATCAGTCGTATTAACATCAGCGTGAGTTCCTATAGAAAATCCATCTCTATTAAATGATGTCAATGTCCCAGCATCATCATTTTCAATAGCAACAGCCTCTGCGTACCATCGGTTTAACGGACCTCTTACCGAATCAAAAAGTTGATGAGAATCGTCTGTGTCACGATTTTTAGCCCAAACAAAGTCAGGCCGGAACCCAAAACCAGTTATACCCCTTGCCGTAGCATTACCCATATACCTTCGTGCATTGAAAAGCACTGGTGCTCCAGTAGACTTGTTTGTCAACGTAAGAGCACCTACTTGGTTACTCTCTCTAATCTCAGTAACACGGGCATCATCGGCACCTGCTTTTGCCTGAATACGGATGTTACCTGTCGTGGTATCTGAAGCTGGTGCAGTAAGGGTTCCTGTTATATGAGCCTTAGCTGCCAATACAGAATCACCATTAGGATCGGTTGCTCCAGATGTACCACCATCAGTTAAGGTCAAACCAGCAGGAAGAGAAGATGCCATCTCTGTAAAGGCTAAATCCGCAGCAGGTGTTGCCGAACCTGCAAGTGTGATGGTTCCTATGTCTGTAGTGGCTGGGCCAAGAGCACCATAGATTTTGGTGGGTAGTGTGATGGTTCGTGCGACATTCGAGATTCGGATACCATCCAAATATCCGTGGAAATATTTTTCGTCATCCGCTTCATAAAAGCGTCCGACTTTTATACCTCCACTGTCTGTATTAAATGTGTAATTGTTTGTTGAAGAAGTTTTTTCTGTGCCATCCAAATAAAATTTAGTCAGAGTAGTACTAGACCTGACTACAGCAACGTGATACCACTGATTTAAGCTTATTGCATCACCTGAATTGACTTCATCTTCACTGCCGCCAGCATCACTAAAGAAATACAATTTATTGTCAGCAGATTTGAAGCCAAAACACACATCAGCACCAACCGAAGGCCCATCGAATGTTATGATTCCGTCATAATCACCTATTGACTGGACGTACATCCAAAAATCAATTGTGAAGTTCCCTGTGCCGAAATCAAAATCGGTGCTAGTAGGGATGCTTAGATAATCACCATCCCCATCAAAGTAACACCCACAACTTCCAGTTGCCTTTCCACTTGCAGGCCATGTCATTGCAGGGGCGATTCCTCCGTGGCCTTGGGAGTGGTATGCACCTGTAGGTGTTACATCATGTTCGGAGGCAGAACTATCTGCATAATCCATCCCATTACCACGACTCAGAAATACAGTATTGGAATCTACTACAGGGGCTGAAGTGGGTGCTGTTATTGTAGCACCAGTAGTCCCGAGAGTACCCGATACTGTGAAAATTTCTGCTGAAGAAAGTCTCCAATCTTGAAAGTACCCCTTTAGCTGATTCCCTAAATCGAATTTAGCACCAATAGTAAACATTGTGCCTTCATCTGGGACTTTTCCATTATTGGAAGTACTATAATAATTAGTTGCATTAATTTGAATACCATCCATAAAAAACCCCCAATCACCATCAGCATTTTGTATATAAGCCATATGATGCCAAGCACTATGGGTAATGGTACTTGTAGCAGTTACTGCTCCAGTAGTAAAATAAAGTGGGCAAGATCCATTTGTTTTTGTATCGACAAAAATGCCCTGTAGAACTTGATCATCAGTACAACGTAAATCCCAAATATAACCGTATCCAGATTGGCCGTCATCAACCCATACCCATCCATCTATTGTGAAGGCTTCACTAATTGCTGGTATTTTCTTTGCTGTTGTTAAATAGCCTCCACCCGTATCGTTTCTCCAAGAACTTGAATACCATGATCTCTTTTGGGTAGTACTAGGATACCATTGGGCGGTATTACCAATTATCGAAGGAAGATGCCCATTTGTATCTTCAGCATCTGACTCATTACTATGAATCAGCAACTTTACATTCGATGAAGTGCTTGCTTCATGCGTAGCCCCAGAGGTTCCATATCTGATTTGTGATGGTGTAAAACCAGTAGTAGTAGTAAAAGGATTTTCACCTTTTACCCATCGGATTTCATCCAAGTAACCCTCGATATGTCCACTCCCATCATTAGTAACTCCAAAAGCCATTCCTTGATGTCCTGACTCAGAATCTATATTTTCAGTTTCTGTTATTGTCTGATAAAGAACTCCATCTCCATAAACTCTGTAATTAGCATCACCTGAGCCACCATACGTTATAGCAACGTGAGTCCATACACCGTTAGGGCGAACAATTCCTGAATCATCATCATTAATACTCCACACGCTTGCCCCAGCTGCATAGAAGATGAGTTGTCCAGAACCTCCTACATAAACATCAAATGCCCTATTGGTTTCGTTGGCATCATTGTCAGTAATTCCGACTAAAGAAACGAGTCCTCCTGCCGAAAATTTCATATACCAGAAATCCAACGACCATGCTTCACCACTGGACACACTGAAGTCAGCGTTATTAGCAACTGTGAAAAGGTCATCCGTCCCATCAAAATACATTGCACTCTTACCGTCCCCAAAGGGTGATGACTTGATGATTGCATCGTTGGAGACATCAAAGTGATGCCCATTTCCACCTATGTTACTGCTGTCTTCAATGTCTGTTCCACCACCACGGTCGAAGTTTAGAAATAGCTTTGTGTCGGCATCTGCTCCACCACCAGCAACGGGTCCACCATATGTCCCTAGTGTTAATTTTTGGTCTGCTACTGGAACCGAACTGATTGTTGCATCAGATACAGTAAAGTCACTGATCGTAGGATCACCTGTCATATTTTCGCCTGAACTCACACGATCACTTGTCAAAGATCCTTTCTTTATCTCTACCCAGTAGTCTCCTGAGAAACCACTATAGCTTGCCTCGTTTCCTGTCCACTCTGCGGTACAACTTGTTCCAGATAGACTACTGATATACGTTGCCGCAATCCCTGATCCACCCTCTGATGCAGCGAAAATCTGAACCGTAATCCCACTTGTATCATTACCAAAGTCAGTTCCTGTGAGTACAAGTGTGCCACCTCCCTTTTCATCTGGAGTCTTTTGGATTTTTAAGTCAACACCACTAGCACCTGTAGATGCAGCTTGAGATAAGACTAAGGTAGATGCACCAGTGTTTATTGATGCGATAGTTGTCCCTGCTAGAATACCTGAACCAGAAATCTGCATATCGGGATATAAAACACCATCAGCGTCTACAAGTCCTGTGGTGCTACTTAATGCAGAGATTGTCGCAGTGGAATTAGTAGTACCAGTGATAGCATGAGGAGCCTCATAAGCATTCAGCTTCCCTGTGAAACTCGTGAGTGCTGGGGATACCTGAGTCTCTGCCCACTCTGTGGTTCCATCTGTGATGTCCGACATTGCAAGGACATAGTTGTTCGTAGTTGCTCTTACCTTTGGTAACAAGATAGTATTCCCAGATGTACCAGTTGTACTATTGATAACTACATTCTCACCATCGGCTACAGTTGTAAGCACGAGGTTGTTACCATCTGAAGATGTGACCGTGTCACCGTCTACAGCCGTTTTTAAATTTACCCAAGCTGATCCATCCCAGACAAATAATGATTTACTTATGGAATTCCAGTATAAAGCACCTTCTAGTAAATCGTTATCATCATTATCTTTTGCTGGTACAGAATCTTTAGAACCTAAAAATCGATCATCGAAAGTATCTAATGCTAATTCCGATGCTGTTTTGGCACTTTCAGCATCGTCTTTATAACTTAAAGCATTACCCTCTGAAGTTGATGCTTCTCCTGCCTTAGTAGTTGCAGTTCCAGCAGAACCTGAAGCAGAACTTGCAGAAGCAGATGCTTTTAACGAATAGTGTTTTGCCGAATATTCAGATGTGTCTACTTTTGCATCTTCAGCTTTAGATGCCCAATCTTTTGCAGAACCTTTACCAGATGTATCAGTAACACCTGTGCCACCTATGGCATAAGCTCTACTGGAAAAATCATCACTTCCTGTAGATGCACTAACAATCCCATCAACTTTTCTTGCCCAATCCGCTGATTCATTTACTCCACCTGATGCTGTTGCTACATCAAGAACCAAAGTCCATTTAGAAGAATCATTCTCTGTAAGGTAACTACCTGTTGATGTATGAGCTTCAATACAGATATAAATATTATCCTGAGTAGACCCTTCAGAAGCACTCGCTTGCTTTGCTAAATCTCTCTGAACATAGACTGTAGATGTTGCCCAATCTCCTTTTAATGTCCCTATTTCCTGAGTTGTTTGGATATTCCCTGATGCATCAAAAGAAATGAGTTTATTAGCTCTTGTTGCAGATGGAGCAGTAATTTCTGTAACACTTGATGTAATCCCTGTGGCTGTATCACTGAATTTAATAGCTCTATCGGTATTTATAGAGACTTGCTGTGCCTTCATAGTCTCTAGATCAATACTTTTCTCTAGAGTTTCTGCATCGAATATATTGTTATTCTGGTAATTCGTGGTTTGAGTAAGAGGAACTTCTCTTACAAGAACAACTTCTTGTCCTGATACAGGACGATAATCACTAGGGGAGGATACGAATGTTACTGTAGCTTCATTATTTGTATTAATCGTTACTGTATAATGTGTGGTCTTCTCTTTTAGAACACCATCTACATATACTTTCAGATCATCATCATCAAATATAGTGAAGTTGACTCCACCTGAAGCAAATGCAAAGGAAGCAGTTGTACCAGTTAAACTGTACTCTGCTCTATTACCAGTTGTAGAAACTGTCATAAATTACCATATGGGACAAAGTTTGTGGGTTTTGCCCAGTCCATATAGGCAGAACCACCTAATCCTTCAGCAAATCGTTCCATCTTTGCCATGTGACCTGGACTATATGTTTCTAGCAAAGGATAGTAAAAAGCATAATTATAAACATGTTCTACTAAAGGTAACCCAACATAAGGAGTATTCCCCCTCATTTTCTGTAATACATCTTTAGCTCTTATATCATCATCCACAATACCAACCATAATTTGTGTCATATCCTTGAATAACTCATAATTTACGCCTAAAACAGCTTCATCCCATGATGCATCCATTTGGCTCATACTTTCAAGGAATAAATCTCCAATAACTCCAAGGATACCAGACTGAATACCAGCGTCAATAAAAGTTTGAGGATCTGTAATATCAGGAGGCTCCTTACCTTGTATCAGTCTTTTCGTAGCTAAACTAGCATAACCTAGTGCAAGCATAGGTCCTAAACCATGTAAAGCCAGTTTTTTAACTGGCATCGTTGCTAGTCTAGGATAAATATCAGTTGCAAATTTCATTGTCAATGATCTGAAAGTCCAGAACATCTGTAAAAAAGATCCTGTAACAGTTCCTTTATTGGACTGCATCATCATCATTGCTCTAGAAGAAGCACCAGCTTCAGGTACAAAATTCCTTGATTCCATTACAAAAAAAGAACCAATCTTATCTGATAATTCTTTATCTCCTGTCATTTCCAGAACATGATCCGCAGATATAAACTCATCTGAACTTAAATCTACATTCTTATATTCTGGATCATCCTTGAGTAAATCCTTTAAATTATATGTTGATTCATTCTTTTGTAGCTTGTTCCAATCCTTTTCAGAGATATTGTATTCTTCTAATCTAGTCTTAAAATCCTTCCCTTCTGGTGTTGCATCCAATTGCTTCCAACTTGTCTTCAATTTGGTTGCAAAATTATTAGAAGCTACTTTACTGAATGCTTCCCTCCAAAGATCCGTCCATGCATTCAAGCCATTTATCTTGAAGAAATTATCTGCGGCAGTTGATAAGAAACCTGGATTCATACCTATATCTGCCCAACGATTAACAGCAGATGATATTAAAGAATCAAACCCAATCCCAAGCTGGTGGACTACATGTTGTAATTCTGCCTTCCTTGCTTTAGGAGATTGTCTCATGCGGTCATATATCATCTTGAAGGAGGAATGATAAGACCCTAAAAATCCTTTACCGTGTCCGTCTAATATAGCATTGCCTATTGCAATATCACTAAATGCGGTTATTACAGCTTTGGGTAATTTTGTAACTATTTGAAAAGCCGTAACAGCACTAATAGCTTCCGCTACAGTTGGGTTTCCTACAATAGTAGCTTCTCCATTAATTTGTCTCCAAGAGCTTTTCAGTTTCATCTTTTGTCGAAGAGTAAGATCCTTCTCAATTTGTTTATACATAAGATTAAACATCTTATCTGGATCTGGACCCCAATCTTCCATCAATGCAAGTCGTTCATCGAAAACATCCATACCTTTGAATATAGACCCTATAGGATCAGGATGCCCGTATTTAGTATTATATCTCATCCATGAGTCTGCATCTTTGAAATGTAATTCTCTGACGGAACTCATTCTTTCTGCTAAAGATTTCTGTGACAATGTGTGATGTAACTCAAATTCCGTTTTACCTCTAGTGAAAGCATCATAAACATCTTCAAGATATTTTTTGGTTAGTTGTTTACCCATGCGATCTTCATCCAACAATGGTCTTATCGTATCTACCCATTCAGTCTTAGCTAATTTACGACCTTGTTTTGTTGGATCGTGACCAAGCATTTTTACGGGGTTATGCCATTGAGTAATAAGATGATCTTCTAAAATTTGCATTCCTGCACCAAAAGAGTTTGCCTCACTTATTTGTAGAGTCTTAAAATCTCGTAATATGTTAGATAACTTGTAGGCTATCTGATTTTTCGTAACTGCTTTTGTTCCTTTACGGAACATCTCTCTGATTAAATCTACAC